AAACATCCCCGGCTATGCCAACAACCGCGCAATCTCGTTCCTGTGCAAGGCTGCACAGATTCCGGCTTCCTCGCTCGGCACCATTGAGGTTCCGTATCGTGGTCGCCGCATCAAGTTGCCCGGTGACCGCACCTTCCAGGATTGGACAATCACTGTCATGTCGGACGCAAACATGAGCCTGCGTTCGGCTTTCGAGTTCTGGAGTGCCACTTTCAACTCCCATGTCGGAAACATCTCTGCAAATAACTTCATGCAGTTCATGCCCACATGGTCGGTCACGCAGTTGCTCCGTACAGGTGACGCTCTCCGCACATACAACTTCATCGGGTGCTTCCCGAGCGAAATTGGTGCGATTGACCTGTCCTACGAGAATAACGACCAGATTGCTGAATTCCCAGTAACAATCAACTACTCTTGGTGGGAGGCTGCTCCTGGCGCTGCTGTTCCTGCTACGGGTCTTGGAGCAGAGAACATTCAGTCGCTGTTGCAGCAGGCTGGAATCAATATCGGTTCAGGTTTCTGATTTTACCCTTGACAGGATTCTTTATTTATGGCTATCAAACTATTTGGCTTTGAACTTGTTAAACAGAAAGGGGCTTCCGGGGAAGAGACTCCACGGAAGTCCGTTTCTTTTGTGGCTCCCGACTACGATGACGGTGCAGTACCGGTAGAGGTTGGTGGCTATTTTGGCACAGTCGTAGACTTTGACGGAACAATCAAGTCAGATATTGATCTCATCAAGAAGTATCGTGACATGGCACTCCACCCTGAAGTGGAATCTGCCATTGCAGACATTTGCAACGAAGCGATTGTCTACGACGATACTTTCACTACTGTAAAAATTGATACCACAAACCTGAAGCAACCCAAGACCATCAAGGACAAGGTTGAAGCAGAGTTCGAGGAAGTTCTGCAACTTCTGAATTTCTCTCGTCGTGGCTACGAGATTTTCAGAAAGTGGTATGTGGACAGCCGCCTGTATTACCATATCATTATTGATGAAGGCAACAAGAAAAAAGGCATTCAGGAACTGCGACCAATTGACCCCATCAAGATTCGCAAGATCCGAAAGATAAACAAGAAGCCCCTGAAGGATCAAGCCCCCGCCGGTGTGCAGGTTGTGACTAATGTGGAAGAGTTCTATGTCTACAACGAGAGTGAACCCAATTCCACCGCACTGTCGATGGAAGGGCTTAAGATCAGCCCTGATGCCATTTGCTTCGTGAACTCTGGTATGTTTGACGGGTATCACAAGAAGATCATTGGCTATCTGCATAAGGCAATCAAGGCACTGAACCAACTCCGCATGATTGAAGACGCAGTGGTGATCTATCGCATTACCCGCGCTCCCGAGCGGCGTGTGTTTTATGTGGATGTGGGCAACCTGCCCAAGCAGAAGGCTGAAGAGTATGTGCGTGGCTTAATGAACCGCTACCGCAACAAACTCATGTACGATCCCAACACAGGAGAGGTTGCAGACTCCCGCAAGCACCTGTCCATGCTTGAGGACTTCTGGATGCCCCGTCGTGAAGGCGGTCGCGGCACAGAGATTCAGACCCTCGAAGCAGGGCAGAACCTGTCCGAGATGGAAGATGTGAAATACTTTCAGAAGAAACTGTTTCAGTCTCTCAATGTGCCTGCGTCCCGTTTGGAAGAGCAGAGCGGCTTCAATCTTGGTCGCGCATCGGAGATTTCACGCGACGAGGTGAAATTCTTCAAGTTTGTGGAACGGCTCCGCATGAAGTTCTCCGAACTGTTCCTTGAACTGATGCGGGTGCAGTTGACCCTGAAGGGCATCATCAAGGAAGCCGATTGGGACGAGATGGTGGGGCAGTTGGCATTCAAGTTTGCAAAAGACTCCCACTTCTCCGAACTCAAGGAGAGCGAAATCCTCAAGGATCGTCTGCAAAGCGCACGAGATGCGGAAGATTTCGTGGGCAAGTATTATTCCCGTGAGTGGGTTCGCAAGAAGATCCTCCGTCAGACAGAAGACGATGTGGAGCAGATCGACAAGCAGATCAGCGCAGAGCAAGCCGCAGGACTCCTGCAAGCCCCGATGGGACCGGACGCAGGAGGAATGGGCGCACCGGGACAGCCACCAATGGGTGAGCCTGCCCCTGCCATGCCCACACCAAGCCCTGCTCCACAGCAAGGACCGCAGGTTACCATTGGTGAAATAGTGCCTGATGATGAAGAAGGGTGGAACACCTGATGGTCGGTTCATACAACGAATTCAAGACTGCCGTATACGGTTCCCTGAAATCCAAGGTGGCAGAGCGATTGGATGCTGAAAAGGAGCGTATTTCAAATAATCTGTTCAAGGGTGTCTTACCTGAAACAGAGGCAGAATCTAGCGAAGAAACCCAGTCAAACGAAGTCCAGAACTAAATAATCTAGTCTCATAGGAGAGCGCAAATGGACACAACCAAGCATATCGCAAAAGCAGTTTTGAACAAGAGTTTTGCTGAAGCCAAGGAATTGGTTTTCAAGTCGCTCTACGCCCGTGCATCGCTTGCACTAGACGAGGCTCGTCTTGAGGTTGCACAGTCTGTGTTCAATACCGTGCAGGAAGACGCAAAGCAGTTGGATGAAGTCTCTCCTCCCGGCATGGAGAAGATGACTGGCTCCAAGAAGACCAAGGCTTCGTTTACGAAGCAGTATGGCAAGCGCGGCAAGAGCGTCATGTATGCCACCGCTTGGAAACTCCACAATAAGAAGGCTGGTCAGGACTGATGAAACTCATCACCGAAACAGTTCAAGACATCAACATTCTCACCGAAGAAAAAGACGGTAAGAAGCACTACTTCATTGAAGGCGTGTTCATGCAGGCTGAGTCCAAGAACAGGAACGGTCGCGTGTATCCCATTGCCGTGATGGAGAAGGAACTCAATCGGTATCAGAGCGAATATGTAAAGACCAACCGTGCAATGGGCGAACTCGGTCACCCCGAGGGTCCAACCGTGAACCTTGAGCGTGTTTCCCACCTCATCAAGGATCTTCGCCTTGAGAAGAACGATGTATACGGCAAAGCAAAAATTCTAGACACCCCATACGGCAAGATTGTCCGCAACCTTATTGACGAGGGTGTAAAACTGGGCGTGTCCTCCCGTGGCATGGGAAGCCTGAAGGAAGAGGACGGGGTAAATATTGTTCAGGAAGACTTCATGTTGGCTGCTGTAGATGTGGTTGCAGATCCGTCTGCCCCCAACGCATTCGTCAACGGCATCATGGAAGGGCGTGAATGGATATGGGATGGTGGTGTTCTAAAGCCTGTCGATGTGGAAAACTACAAGAAAACCATCGAACGGACTCCATCTCGTAAGTTGGAGGAGCAGGCGTTGCAGATTTTCAAAGACTTTATCTCAAAACTCTGAGCAGACTACATAAATTCAAAGGAGACTCACAGTCATGGCTAACGAAAAGATCGAAGATGTCATCAAGAAGGTAATCCTGGGCGAAGGCTTCCTTGCCGAAAACGCCAATCCCGAGAACGAGGAGCCAGTGGAGCCTGCCGAGGAAGCCGCTGATGAGGACTCGTTTGTAGAGGGCGAAGAAGTCTTTGAAGACGACGCTTCCGAAGAAGTCATCGAAGAAGCCAAGGACGAAGAGTCTGAGGAAGAAGAGGACGAAGAGGAAGAGGGTGAAGAAGAGGAAGACGAGGAGGAAGATAAGAAGGGCAAGAAGAAGATGCCTGCCTTCCTCAAGGGCAAGTTTGGCAAGAAGAAGGAAAAGATGGAAGAGGCTGCTTCGGACTATGCCGACACCAAGATTGCCCACGATGCCAACAAGAAGGGGCAGAAGATTGCCGAGCCAACCGGCGACAACAGCGCCAAGAACATGGCTACCATCAAGCCCAAGCCCTCTGCTGCCAAGGCTGAGACAAAGTATCCTTCACTGAAGAAGGAAGACATTGCTGCCATGTTCAATGGTCAGGAACTGTCGGAAGAGTTCAAGTCTCAGGCTGCAACACTGTTTGAGGCTCACCTTGCCGAGCGCGTTCACCAGGTTGAAGAGCAGTTGAAGTCGCAATACGAGGATCTTCTTGAGCAGCACACCGTTGCTGTTACCGAAGAACTCGTTGAGCGGATTGACGATTATCTCAACTATGTGGTTGAAGAGTGGATGCAGGAGAACCGCCTCGCTGTTGAGCAGGGACTCCGCACCGAGATCACCGAGAACTTCATCTCCAACCTCCGTGGACTGTTTGCCGAGTCTTACATTGAGGTTCCCGAGGAGAAGTTGGATCTGTTTGAGTCCACCGTTGAAGAGGTTCAGAACCTTGACGGTGAACTGAAGACCCAGGTTGAGAAGAACATGGAACTCGTTGAAGAGGTTGAGCAGTTGAAGTGCGAAATCGTCTTCCGCGAGATCGCAGAAGGACTTGCCGATACCGATGTAGAGAAACTTCGTCGTCTAGCCGAGGATCTTGATTTCGATACCGTCGAGCAGTTTGCCGAGAAAGTCGCTGTTCTCCGTGAGAACATCGAAACCATCGGAGTCGCAGCAGATGAAGCAACCAAAGAAGAAGGACTCGAAGAGTCCTACGAGGACGCTTCTGAAGCATCACCACTCGTTGAGGCATATGTGCGCTCAATGAGCAAGTCGAAGGATTAACCTTCAAGTTCAGAGTCATTTTCAGTCAAAAGACTGTTTAACAAATAGGAGTAGGGAAAATGGAAAATAAGTTTCTAACCGAGCAGGCTATCCGCAAGTGGAAGCCCGTTCTAGACCACAGTGATCTTCCAAAGATCACAGACGCTCACAAGCGTGCCACCGTTGCTACCCTTCTGGAGAACCAGGAGAAGGCTATCCGCGAGCAGATGATCGCTGAGGCTGCTCCAACCAACGCCCTTGGCGCTGGTATGTCTTCTCTCGCTTCGGGCGGAGAGAACGGTAACCTCCGTGGCTACGACCCAATTCTCATCCAGTTGGTTCGTCGTTCCATGCCCAACCTGATGGCTTATGACATCTGCGGCGTTCAGGCTATGTCGGCTCCGACAGGTCTGATCTTCGCAATGCGTAGCCGTTATGCTACACAGGGCGGAAGCGAGGCTCTGTTCAACGAGCCAAACACTCTGTTTGCAGGTTCGGCTGATCCAACCCGCACAGGATTCTCTGGAGCAACCGCAGGTGGTGCTGCTCTTGGTACCGTTGCTGCATTTGGTCCAGGAACTGGCGTTGATCCGCTCTTTGGAACAATTTCCACAAGCACAAGCGGCATCACCACAGGCTCTGGTCTACGCACCAACTTCGCTGAAGGCGAAGCACCAAACGAGATGGCATTCAGCATTGAGCGCGTCGGCGTTCAGGCTGCTACTCGTATGCTTGCCGCTTCGTACAGCATTGAACTCGCACAGGATCTCAAGGCTGTTCACGGTCTTGACGCTGAGACTGAACTCAGCAACATCCTGAGCACCGAGATTCTTGCTGAAATCAACCGCGAGGTAGTCCGCAATGTCTACCGTTGCGCCAAGTTGGGCGCACAGCAGACCGATCTTTACTACAAGACGGTTGCTGGTGGTCTTTCGAGCGGATCGGCTATCGGTGGCGTATACGACCTCATTCAGGACTCGGATGGTCGTTGGAGCGCGGAGAAGTTCCGTGGTCTGATGTTCCAGATTGAGCGTGAGTGCAACACCATCGCCAAGGAAACCCGTCGTGGCAAGGGCAACTTCATC